GCTTCAGATCACCGGCAACAAGAAGAAAGCCAACGAGCTGACGGCGGCACTGCTCGGCATCCCGGCGAAGCGCACACCGAAGATCACGGTGACCAGTAACGCGCAAGCAGAGGCGCGCAACGCTCGCGCCGAGATCGCATCCGTGAAGGGCAAGACGGTCACCGTGACCGTCAACGTCAACGCCAGTCGGCTCGCGTCCGTGGAGAAGCGGCTGGCTCGGATCGACTCGTACGGCTACGCGAACGGATTGGACAGCTTCGGGATCGCAGCGCCCGGCCAGGGGCGTAACCGCGTGGGTGGCCCAGTCACCGTGAACTCTGTGGTGGAGAATCGGATCTCACTCGACGGCTCGCCGTTCCGGGACTACACAGTACGGACGATCGATCGGGAACAGCGCCGGGTGAAGTTCCGTGCCAGAGTGGGGAGGCGTAACGCGTGACGATCTCCGCGCTCACGGTCGGAACGGCGGCCACGGGTAACAACGCCAGCGTCACGCCGGGCACCCCTTCAGGTCTGGCCGAGGGCGACCTCATGCTGATCTACGCGGCGATCCGCAACAACGGCGTCGGCACTGTGAACACGCCGACCGGTTGGGTCGCGCTCGGCGACACCGGCAACACGAAGTGGCTCGGCCGCTACTTCCAGACCGGCGATGTGATGCCGTTGATCACCTTCACCGGCGGCGTGGCGAACGCCGACACGTACGCGCGGGCGCTGAAGATGCGCGGCACGGCCAAGGACGTGCTGACCGAAGAGTCGCCAGCCTCGGCCACGGCGACCGGCGCGCAGAACATCTCCACGCCGGCACGCGATGTGCTCGGCGCCGATCACATGCTGGTGCTCGGCGCTTGGAAGAAAGACGACGCCACTTCGCTGAGCACTCCGGCTGGCTTCACCGCGCAGGGCTTGACGAACATGACGACCGGCGATGACATGCTGGCCGCCTTGTTCACCTCGCTCCAGACGACCGAGACGGACATCGCGAGCGGCTCGATCACCGTGACCGGCGGTGCGGTGGCGGACAGTTCCAGCATGCTGCTGAGTATCAAGGCCGCACCCACCATCACGATCACGCAGTTCGATCTCTTCCCGCCACGCGCCCTGGTCACGGTGACCGGACTCGATCTCGATGACGATGTGACGATCTATCGCACGGTCGATGGGGAGCGTGCGGCACTGCGCGGCGGCACGCTGGACGGCGCGACCGACCCTTCGTTCCTCGTGGTGGACGGCGAACTGCCATTCGGTGAGTCGATCTACTACGCAGTGATGATCAACGGTGCGGAGTACACCACATCGGCGTTCACGGTGGACCTACCGGGCGGGAAGCCGGTGCTCTCGGATGCCATCACCGGGGACAGTTCGCAGTTCGTGATCGCGGCGTGGAACGAGAAAGAATACGATCTCGACTCGTCCTTGTTCAAGGTCGGCGGCCGGAACGTGGTCGTGAGCGGCGATGTCGGCATGTTCACGTCCGCCATCGAGATCTTCTTCGAGGCGTACAGCTCGACACCGCAGTTCCTCGCTCTGCTCAACTCGGCCACGGAAGGTGTGCTCCAGCTCCGCCGCCCTTCGCCGTCCTACGACGGCGTCAACTGCTACATCTCGGTCACCAGCGCCCGCGAGACCCGATACAGCCAGGACGGCTCAGACGGCCGCCGCATGTGGGTGCTCCAGGTCAGCGAGACCGATCCGTGGTCAGATCTGCTGGTGGCGCTCGGCTTCACGTGGGGTGACGTGGAGACCTTCTACACCGGACTGACGTGGGACGACCTTGAAGACGACCACGCCACCTGGCTGGCGCTGAACCAGGCCGATCTATCATGATCGAGATATCGGCGGAGGTCGCCAGCTCGCTGGCGCGCGGCAACCGGCGGCAGTATGTGCGGGCCGAGAGCTGGTACGACGATCAGCTTCTTGATGAGGACGTGCCGGTCAGCGGCGGCAAGCTTGACATCGACCGGGGTAGCAGTGTGCCCGAGCGCGTCACGCTCACCGTGCCGCGCGTGCGACGCGGCGTGGACTACACACCGCGCGCCATCACCAGTCCGCTTGCGGCTAACGGGCAGCAGCTCCGGATCTCGATCGGCATCGGCACTACGTTCGGCCAGGTGGAGTGGCTCCAGCTAGGGTGGTTCGTCATCACGTCCGCCGTGCCGCGCGGCGCCTCGATCGAGGTGGAGGCGGCGGGCCTGCTCTGGCTGATCCAAGAAGCGCGGCTGATCAACCCGCTCCAGCCGTCCGGCACGTTCAAGAGCACGATTCAGAACCTGATCGAGCCGGCCATCACAGTTAACTTCGACCCCGCGCTCACCGATCGCGCCGTACCCGCCTCGGTCAACTATGACGATGACCGCCTTGGCGCGCTGGAGGCGACCCTGGCGGCGTGGCCGGCGGTCGCCGACATGATGCCGGCCGGAGATCTCTACGTCACCACGGCCGATGACGCGGCTACCGTGTCCCTGGCGCTGACGGACGGCCAGGGTGGGACAGTCATTCAGGCGGACGGCGAGAGCACGCGCGACGACGCCTACAACGCCGTGGTAGCGCAGGGAACGGCTTCCGATGGCGGCCTGGTACGCGGCGTGGCCTACGACACGACCGGGCCGAAGCGCTCCGGCGGCCCGTTCAACCCGCTGCCTGTCCCGCTGTTCTTCGACTCGCCGTTGATCACTACGCAGGCGCAGGCGAGTGCGGCGGCGGCCACCCGGCTCCAGACACTGAAGCGCTCCACGTCGATCAATTACGATGTGGAGATGGTGCCGCACCCCGCCCTCCAGACCGGCGACCGAGTCACCTTGACCACGGATGAGCTGGACGCGGCGCCCGCCATCATCGAGGCGCTGAGCCTGCCGCTCACGCCGGGCGGCGGTAGCCAGCGGATGAGCGTGAGGCTGATATGAGGACATCCAGCGGCCTGAGCCTGCCGCTCACCCTGAAGGCGACCGCCGCCACCGCGAAGACCGGGAGCACGTGCACGGCCGAGATCGGCGGCATCACGACCACTGTGGAGGTGGCCCGCGACCTGTCCGTGTCGGCCGGTGACGGTCTGCTCGTGGCGCGCTCGGGCAGCCAGTGGTATGCGGTCGCCCGGACCGGCACGGCCGCCCCCACGGCGCCGGACACCCCCGCGCCGCCGCCGCCGAAGCCGAAGCCCGAGGTGGTCACCGGAACGCTCGTATGCAGCCCGGTGGAGACGCGGTCGCGCCAGGGCTCGAAGTGGCGCACCGACACCGACAACGTCTACCAGGGTGCCTACGGCGGGAACGGCGTGCACATCGGGTGCGCGTTCTACGGCACGAAGCCCCGCTCCCTGGCCGGCGCGACGTGCACGAAGGCGACCGTGCGGATCTACCGGCTCGACGCGGGTGGCGTGAATGCCGCTCAGGACATGACGCTGCGGCTGGTAGCCGAGCGCTTCCGGCCGTCCGGCGCCCCGACGCTCGGCTCCGTCATCGACGGGCCGAACCTCCGGCGCGGCCAGAAGACGACCTTTACGCTGCCAAACTCGTGGGGTCAGGCGATGATCGATCTGACTGCCGGAGGCGTGGCGCTCTACGAGAGTGATGGCTCTCCTTACCTGATCACCGCTGGCCGGTCGGCGTGGGGGCCGGCCTGGACGCTCACTCTCTCGTGGAGGCGATAGACCATGACCGCGAACACACCGGAGTTCGGATTCCCGTACCCGCAGAGTACCGATCCGCCGCGCGGGTACGAGCAGATTCAAGATCTCGCTGAAGCGATCGAAGCCGTGCTCGCACTGCCGGCGCGCTCTGAGGCGTTCGTGGGCAACACGATCGCTATCACGGCCACCTCGTTCGCCGCGCTGCCTTCGCCCGGTCCGTGCCAGTTGACCTTCACGAACCCGAGCAGTGAATACGACCTCGAAGTCGATGTCATCTTCTCGGCGTGGATCGCCACCGGCGGCGCCAACAACGTCACCGTGGGCGTGGCTGCCAGTGGCGGCATGACGTGGACGGCGAACGGCTTCGGCGCGGGTGGTCCCTCGGCCAACTCCGACAACCTGTTCACCAGCAGCACGACTACGGGCCAGCAGAAGAGCACCTACCCGGTGACCATCCCGGCCGGGGCGGCGGCGGTCACGTTCGCCATGCAGGCGTTCCGGGGCAACACGGCGGGCTCGCCGGCATGCAACTACCCGACGTTGCGCGTCATCCCGCGTCGCTTCATCGCTCCGTAAGGAAGGTTGACAGATGGCACTGGAGTACGTCTATCGCGCGCTGGTCGGTGCGCAGTACACCGGCACGCAGGCGACCGCCGACATCCTTGCGGCGTGCGCTCAGATCAGCCAGCTCACCGGCAACGAGTGGACCGTCCAGTCCGATACCGGCCAGGTGCTCATCCTCCGCGAGACCAACCCGATCAGCGGCGCTCACGCGGATTGGCCGGTCCTGGCCGGGCAGGTGGTCGTGATCGATCCGAGCATCGGCATCGTGGATCGCCTGCCCGTGGACAAGTGGGCGGCGCGCTACCAGCGCGAGAATGACATTCTCGACAAGGCGCTCATCCGGGGCCTGAACAGTGCACAGTGGATCGCGGCGCTGAAGACGAAGCTTGGGATACCCGCAGCGGCGAAGTGATATCGTTGACATTCAGTTGATCAACGAGAGGGGATGGGCTCGATGGCCGAGACGATGTTCGTCGGCACGCTGTTGTCCGTGCTGACGATGCTGGTGGCGGGCGCGGTCGCGCTGGTGCGCCACTTCACACGGAAGGCAGGACGGCGCGAGTTCATCTCCGCTCACCCGGTCGGCCAGCACCGCCTCAATCACCCGGGCAGTGATCGATGGACCGGCGGCGACCGGAAGGATGATCTCTGATGGCGGACTGGAAGAACGTGCCGGCCAGCGATTCGCTTCAGGCCGAGTTCAACGAGGCGTTCCCGGATCGCGACCGACGTACGGACGGCACGAAGGGCGACCCCGCTCACGCGCAGCGGAGCAGCGATCACAACCCCGACGAGACCGGCAAGACGCCGTACGAGGATGCGGACAGCATTAACGAGGTGCACGCCCGCGATATCGGTGAGCGCCTGAACCGATCCGGCTGGACGATGCGCCGATGCATCGACATCATCGTGGCGCGGCACCAGAGCGGCCGAGACAACCGGCTTCAGAACATCATCTACCACGGCAAGGTGATCAGCCGTTCGTGGAACTGGAGCGGCTGGCGCGACGCCAGCGGTCACGAGACGTGGGCGCACTTCGGCTTCCGCTACGGAAGCGGAAGCGGCGCGAGCAACCCCGAGAACAACACCAGCGGCTGGGGCATCCTGGCCGCCATCGAGGAAGAGAGCGACATGAACGCAGCAGAGATGACGGCGTGGGCGAACAGCACGGCCGGTCGGGCAGCGCTCCGCGAAGCGGCGGAGGCGGCCCTGGAAGCGCGGCGGCCGTACTTCCTGGCGCGAGATCGGAAGAGCACACGTCTGAACTCCAGTCACGTGAAAATCTCGTATGCCGTCTTCTGCTTGAAAAAAA